GGCGTAGACTGGGCGAAACGCCAAGATTATTATGTAGCAATTGCAATAGATGTAAAGTCAGATGTGCCTAGAGTGGTTGGCTTCCAACGGGTAACGGGGATTAGCTATAAAAAATGTGTGGGGATGCTTTATAAATTCTCGCAGGAATTTTTAGAAGTGGTGACATGCAGACACGATAGGACGGGTGTGGGCGATGTAATTGATGAGATGTTAGAGCCTTTACCTTTTCCGATTGAGCCTGTAGTATTCTCGAACACAAGCAAGTCTAACATGGTTGAAGCTTATATGGTGGCGCTGGAAGAAAAAGACGTAGAGCTACCGAACTGGCCGGAACTTCTTAAAGAACATGATAATTTTGATGTAACCACAACAAGTTTAGGGCTTCCAAAGTATGAAGCTAGCGGCGGTGGGCATGACGATATTATCATGGCTTTAATACTTGCATATTTTGCAGTTTCCGAGATGAAAGATTCAGATTTTAGTGTTAGGATACTAGAAGACCTTTCAAGGGAAAAAGATTTAGAAAAAGAAGAGGTTGATTATTTGAATGATTTAATCAATCAATTTGAAGATGAAGAAGACTATTTTTAATTATGGCTTATGTGACTTATCTAAAACGCGGCGAAGCATTAAAGATCGGGGATAGTGTTATGATTCTCGAATCTGCTAGAGGTGCAAAGATAGTTTTAGAAGTTGACGATGATACCGTCATACATAAGCTTTCTTCAGAGGAATTAAAAAATGCCAGATACCGCAAAGCGCCGACATTATCCCAGCCAAAAGAAAAAGATAAAAAAACCTGAAGACATTGGAGAGACTAAGTACATAGACATATACGGAAGACTAGGCGAGCCTACGGGTGGCTTTTGGTCGAGTGAAAACCGAGCGTATATGGATATACTTACCATTAAGACCCTTTTCCAATCTGAAGATTGGGTGTTTCTAGCGGTTGACGCGATTGCAGACCCTATTAGTACACTTCCCCTTAAAGTTTACAAGGTAAGCTACAACGACGAAGGAGAGAGGGTTTTAGACGCTGACATGAGCCATAAGGTAAATGTTAGACTGAGAAAACCAAATAAGTTTTCTACCCAAAAAGATTTACTTTATGGATTAGCCGCTGACTATGTACTAGCTGGCAATTCATTCGCATGGCTTGGAGATGCTGGAAACCTTTACCATGTACCGGCTGAGAAGGTTTTATATAGGTGGGGTACTGATAACATTCCAAATGGTTATTATATCGTATCGGATTTTGACGATGCAATGCCGGTTCCACAGTTTGAGACAGACTTAGACGAGATGGGACATACAAAAAGACCTAACCCAAGCAGCACAATCTACGGGCTTTCACCTTTTGCACCGGCTAAAAGATCGGTTCTTTTTAACAGGTATTCACAAGAATACTTGAACAACTTCTATCTTAAAGGTGCTACTCCACAAATGGTGCTAGAGCTACAGAAGGAAGCACAGGAAAAGAGTTTAAATAGACTTCAGACTACTTTCGAGCAAAGCTTTGTCGGGCGTAGAAATCAGCGTAGAACAATGATTTTGCCAAAAGGTGTTCAATCTAAAGTTATTGAGAATAAAATAGCAGATCAAAACTTGATTGAGCTAATCGAGATGAATGCAGACAGAATTTTGTCAGTGTTAAAAGTTCCTAAACATGTAGTCGGAAGACAGGAAAGCGGTTCACTTGGTAGCCAAGAAATGAAAATGGCTATGAAGTATTTCTGGCAAACTACAATCACAGATACGGCTAACGCTTTAAGTCAGACATTATCGAGATTGTTTTATAAACAACTTGGCCCAGAGTACACAATAGAATTTGATTTTCACAATGTGCCAGAGCTACAGGAAGACGTTTACCAAAAAGCAGAAACGTCTAACAAGATGTTGGGCTTTATGACTGTGAACGAAGTCAGGAAAATGTACTGGGGTTTAGACCCCGTGGCGGGTGGAGATGTTTTAGCATCGGCGCAGCAAACGCAACCGTTTTTTATGCCGCAAACTTTGTCAATTCCACAGAGTAACGGCGAAAAAAAAAACGAAAATAAGTTAGACCCTGAAAAAATTAAGCAAGCTATTAAGCAAGTTGACGAAGAGATGCGCGGCATTGAGAAAGATAAGTTTGATTCAAGAAACGAAGCGGCATTGGGTGTTTTAATCGAGCAGAATTTAGAAGCGGTTGACCTTCTAAGAAAGATGGGAAAGAAAACTCTTAAGGCAAGAATAAAAGAATTTTCTATCAAAAAAGAAGAATTTGAAAAAAGGCTTTTTGATTCTTATGAAGCAATGAAAGAAGAATATTTGGATGGACATAGCGAAGACTTAAAAGATGTTACGGATCTTGGTTTTGACCAGCAGCTAACCTTGTATACGAATCCAGCTAACGCCGATGCGATTGCAGCTAGTAAGGAAAGAAGTCAGGACGGAAGATACAGGACATTAGCAGACCGTGGACTTTTCAGTTTTGAGAGCGTGAGAGATACTAGCTTAGATAATGTAATGAAAGAGATTACAAGAGGGCTAGAAGAAGGACTTTCTATTGACGATGTGGAAAAGAACATTAAGAAATATTTTGAGGTTCATTCTGTCAATAGGGCAAATACTGTAGCTAGGACAGAAACGCTGCAAGCTTTGACGGTTGGGCAAGAGTCAGTTTTTGACGAAGCAAAGGAAGCTGGTATAGAATTTAATAAGGTTTGGATTACCGCACAGGATGAAAGAGTTAGAGCAGATCATGTGGGCGCTAATGGTCAAGAGGCTAACGACGATGGATTTTTTAATGTTGGTGGAGAAAGCCTAAAATATCCTCGTGACCCTTCTGGAAGTGCTTCAAATACAATCAATTGCAGGTGTACGGTTTTGATGTTGCCAAAAGATGAAGATTTTGACTTAGGAGAAATTGCATAATGAAGAAAACTTTAGAAAGCTTTTTGCATATCAAAAGTGCAAAGCAAGACGAAAAAAGCGGTGTTGTGATTGAAGGCTATGCTAATTACAACGAGATGGATCGAGTTAAAGAAAGAATGGATCCCAAGACGGTTAAGCTAGAAAACTTTCTAAAAAACCCGATTCTTCTCTTTAATCATGACATGGATTACCCAGTGGGAAAGGTGATTGATGTAGAGCCAAGGGAAGAAGGGCTTTATGTCAAGGCCCGCGTATCAGGTGCCAAGAGTTCTAAAATCGAATATATTAGAGAGCTAGTGCTAGAAGGTGTTTTAAAAGCTTTCTCAATTAGGTATGATGTTGAAGACGTTTCCAAAAGCTTTCATGATGACCCAGACAACAAGGACGGCACCCTAATTACCGATTGGGAATTACAGGAGCTATCCATTGTTACAATCCCATGTCAACAAGATAGCTTGTTTAATTTGGCTCAAGTAAAATCATTAGGAGAGGCTAGAGACATGGCACTAAATTTAAAAGGCGCGAGCGCCGCGGCGATGATTAACAAGGCTATTGAGGCAGCGGTAAAAGGTGGAGCCGAAAAAGGTGACATTATTGAAAAGCTTTCCAAGGTATCAGGCTTAGAGTTGGGCGAAATTAGCCAAGCATTAGCTGGAGACATGACCCCGCTACCAGATCAATTTAAAGAGGCTTGCAAAGATATTCTCGAAATCGAGTCAAATGATCTTGATAACGCTGATGCTCAAGACGTTGAGAACCAAAAGTCTAAAGAGGGCGACGAAGAAAAAGAAAAAGGTTCGGATGAAGACAAGGGTGAAGACAAGAAAGAAGAGGAAGCAGACGAAGACAAAATGCCTATGGATAAAGAAAAAGCCGTAGAGCATGGGCAGGAAAACCCTATGCTTGATAAGCTTGATTCTCTTATATCCATCATGGGAGCCGTTGTTAATAAGCTCGATCTTATGGCACAAATGATGGAAGGCATGGGCAAGACTGAAAAGCTTGACTACGAAGAGAAAGAAGACGGCGAAGAAAAGATGACTGACGAAGAAAAAGAAGCCGAGATGGAAGTTGAAAACGACGACAAAGGCGGCGATTACAAAGAAGAAGACGACAAAGGCGATTATAAAGAAGACGAAGAAGACGAAGAAGAACAAATGAAAAAGGGCATTAACGAGCTACGCGAAAAATACGCTGACCAGTGTAAAAAAGCTGGAATTGATCTTGATGAGTTTTTAAAAGACTTAGAAGAAAAATAATTTAGTTCTATGGTGTTGCTGTTAACAAAAAACTATAATATGCTAGAGGTATCCAATGTCAAAGAAAGTTAAATCAAAATTAAACGCGATAGAATCTAAAATCAAAGAAGGGCTTGAAAAGTCTGAAAATGAAAAGGCTTCTGTCATTCATGGTGGTAACAAGATCACCAAGGAGAACAAAACTATGACTACGAGTTCAGAAAAAAGATTGCTTCAAAGCTTTGGCGTAAAAGACGTTAAGGGACTTTTGGAAGTGAACATTGGAGCGCCTAAGTATGCTCACCTTGATGCAGGGATGAAGCAAGCTGCAATTCAATTAAAGCAAGATATTGATTGTGCAAGATTTACCGCACAAATCTTTGACGGTGCGCCTTTGGACACTGACAAAAGAGATGCGAAAGTTAAGTTTTTAGATTCAAGCTATGCTAAAAATGTTGACCTTAAAGGTAGACTAAAAGCATTTGGTTCTGAAGTAGTTGGTGAAGGTGACGAGTGGGTTCCTACTCTTATCTCTCAAAACTACATTGAGGAATTTCACCTAGAGCAAAAGCTTGCTAAATACTTCAAGCAGGTTCCTATGGCTTCTTCTCCTTTTGAACTTCCCGTACAAACTGATTCAAAGAAAGCTAAACTAGTTGGCGAAGGTGCTACTAACACTTCAAGAACTTTCGGAACTGAAAAACTAAGCTTCTCAGCTAAGAAAGCTTCTGAGTTTTATGAGTTGCCAGAAGAACTTAACGAAGATTCAGCACCAGCTATTCTACAACTTGCAAGACAAGAAGTAGTGGATGCTGTTACAAGAGCAATTGAATCAGCTATAATTAACGGCGACACAGCCGGTAATCACCAAGATTCTGACATTGTTGGAGATGACTTTGACAAAGCTTGGGACGGGCTAAGAAAGGTTGCACTAGCGGCTTCTTCCACTACGGACTTTGGCGGCGCTGCAATTGACAAAACAAACTTAAATCTTATGCGTAGAAGCATGGGTAAGTACGGTGTAAACCCTGCTAGACTTGCTTGGGTATTCGGCCCTAGTGCTTATGCACAAGCGCAAAACCTTGAAATTGTCGAGTCACTAGAGAAATACGGCCCTAATGCAACGGTTCTTTCTGGTGCGCTTGGTGTTTACAACGGTATCGCCGTATGTGTTTCTGAGTGGGTTCGTGAAGACCTTAACGCTACTGGCGTTTATGACGGTGTTACTACCGACAGAACAGCTATCCATCTTGTTAACATTGACCGATTCATGATGGGAATGAGAAGACCTATTAGAATCCGAGTTGCACAAGACCCAAGAGCTGAGTTTGACAGATGGCAGCTAGTTTCCTACACAAGACAAGCCTTCACTGGCCACAAGCAAGCTGGAACTGCTTACGCAAGCGGTACGGTTTCTTCAGAGCGTTCAAGTGTTCTTGGAATCAACATACTAGCCTAATAAGCTTTAAAAGTTTACAATCAAAGGGGCAAATGCCCCTTTTTTTAGATGTTGCTGCAAACATAACACTTCACCAATTAACGCCGGTATGATTATGTATAAGCTTTTTTTAAACATAGTGGAAAGCATTAGCCGAAACATTGGTTATATTTATGTGCCTTTTAATAATCGAAAGATAAAGGCTAGGCACTATAGATATATGGAAAAGCGGCTAATGGTCGGTGATATAATACTATGTAAAAGCAATGGATACTTATCAAATTTATTTATTGGTAAATATACTCATGTGGGAATATATGCGGCCCATGATACGGTGGTAGAAGCTACTCCCAAGGGTGGTGTTTTAAAAACTGACCTGATAGACTTTAGTTTAAAAAGAGATAAAGTTTTAATTTTAAGACCTAACTTTTTGACAGAGCCAGTTGAAAGAATTGAGATACAAGACAGGCTATATGAGCAGGTTGGCAAAGATTATGATTTTAGTTTTCAAGCGGATATTAAGGATTTTTATTGCTCTGAGTTGGCTTTATACGCTTATAAGAATCCGAAGCTAAAATTCAAAGATAGGTATGGAAGTCTGACTTTTATTCCTGATGATTTTATTGATTACATAGGAACAGAATTTAGGGTGATTTATGATTCTCAAAAACAAAAGTAAAATGCACATTATTGTACACAATGGAAAAACATTTGAAAAGATTGAGGCTGGTGGCGTTTCTAGTGACATGCCTGAAAAAGTTGCACAAGAGCAATTGCAAAAGTTTAAAGGATTAGGTGAAGCTTTAGAGGTTTATGTTGAGAAAGAAAAACCTCTGACCAAGAAAGCGCCGAAAAAAGGCAAAGATAAAAAAATGGAAAAACTAGAGGACTAATATGCCTTTAAACGAAAATGCTTTGGTTGATTTAGACACGATGAAAAATTGGTTAGGTATTGACCTTCTCAATACTGACTTTGATTTTAAAATAGAATTGTTTATAAATTCAGCAAGCAAAAAAATAGAGACTTACTTAAACCGCAAGCTATCGAAGCGCCAATACACTGTCAGAAAAGACGGAGTAAGATCGGCTAAGATTGTGCTTAGGCATTATCCAGTTGGTACAGTTACAAGCTTGTCTCTTAGCAACGATTGGGACTTCACAGAAACGGTGGACACTGCCAATTATATTTTTTCAGAAGACGGCGTTATAACACTTAGGGAGCTAGTAGCAGGACGCGGTAACGCTAACATACAAGTTGTTTACGAAGCTGGCTATGTGACCCCTCTTAGTCCAATACAGACGGGCGAGGCTTTGCCAAGTGATATTGAGATGGCTTGTATCACTTTTGTTAAGTGG